GCCATTATTTTTCCCACCCTTTAATATATTTGTCGGAGAAGTTTGCATTACTAAACTCAAGTCTATCGACGAGTTTAACTGCGTTCTTACCCATGTGGTCAATAGCAACAAAGCCTTCGCTACCAGTTACTTGATAACCTTCTTTTGTTTTTAAGAACGTACCAATTGTTTTTGCTCTATCTAATTTTCCAATTAAAATATGTTTTGCATCTATAAGTAAGTTATATAATTCAAACATCGCAGTAATTTGAGATTCTGGTGTACGTTTAAAATAATCTAATGTAGCATCTTTTTTCTGGCGTTGAGCAGCTTTACCCTTATCAGTCTTACGAGTAGCAGCTTGCTGTTCGTAATAGTCATCAATATAATCAGTCAGATCCTTAGCTAATTTACGAGGATTCTTAATTCTTTCGCCAATACGAATTTTGCTATTAACAAATGTTTTAACTTTTTGTAATGTATCTGGATTCTGAGAAATACCATTAAGAGTTTCTTTCTTAATTGTATTGAATTTTTTACCGGCGGCTGATAAGATTTTAGTTACTTCATCAGTTTCCTTCTTAGTCATATTTGCGGTTCCAGACAAGTCTTTATACACAGCATCTACTGACCAAATGCTTTTTACTTTTGAGAGGCCTGATGCAATCTCCTCTCCAAAAGCTGCAGACATTTTTTCAAATTCTGTTCCTCGGTACGTTGTATGCCATACCACTCCGATCTTGGATCCGAGTATTTCTTTACCGAGTTTTGATGCTTTAGGTACCGCGTAAACAATAGTGTTAGGATGGAAAGTAACGTGCGGTTCACCATTAATGTCCACCTCTTTGAGATCTTCTTTAGCATATAAAAAGTCGCCTTGTACTATTCCTTTGATACCGAGTTTAGGAAACTCAGCCAAAGCTAGTTTTAATTTTGTATTCAAATCGCCTTTTGTGTCGGCGTCAACATCTGCGTTTGTTTTGTATACCTTTGGGTTCTTATTAAAGATACCTTTCTTGGCAACAAAGAATTTACCATCAGTTGGATCAGTACCGGCAAAGATTGCTGGCGCACCATCCCATTTAACTGTAACGTTTATTTTAGATTTACTACTACCTGCAAGCATATCTCTTAAAGCTCTAAGGAAGTTGATTGAATCTCGAGTTCCAATAACACCATTGTTAAGAATGTTATCTTCAAGGTGTTCCATGTGCGTATTTTTAGATTCCGCGATGAACCTTTTAAATCTTATCATTTCCAAGGATCTCCAGAAAATTTAATTGTTGAGGCAAGCTTTTGTGACTCGTATTTAGCACGCATTTTCATAATACGATTACCATCTGCCATAATTCCAACACTGTCGTTTCCGACCTTGACTAATTTAATATTACCTAGCATTAACTTTGAAAGTTTGCTATTTGATAAAGGATCTTCAACCTTAGCACCTACACGCATACCAGTAATTTTAATGTACCTAGGATATACGGCAGTTGCATCCATCCAATCATTAATGATATAATTGACTAAGTCTTTTTCTCTCATACCATTTAATTTTTTGAATAGGTCATCTCTAATTTTATTAAGTACCGCGGTTCCTAAGTACTCAGCAGCTTTGCCAATACCATCGTCAGCTCGTATTTCAGATTTACGTTTGCTCGCAGCGGTGCTTAAGTTNGGATAGGTTTTCATAAGAGTATCAACAGCATCTTGAGCAAAGTTTGGCATTTTACCAACAGCTTTCTCAATAGTACCAAGGCCAGGATTCTTAAATCCAATATCACCTTGTGTCTTTGTTGATTTTGCTGATAAGCCTAAAAATTTATCGTCTGAAAACTGTACAAGAATATCAGTTGGGTTTTTACGACTATCTACTGTTTTACCAACAGCCTTTGCTAAAATGCCGGGTCTGGCAGTCCACCAAACCCGTTTAACTTTACCACTATAGCCGTTATCCTTTGACCAAGATAATACTTCCTTGGCCATTGCCTTAGCTTTTTCAGTCTGAGAATTATATTCTGCAGTACCAACCTTGTCAGTTTTATCTTTTAATTGTTTTTTGGCGGCGTTTGCACCATCAAAATTTTTCCAATTGTTAGACAAGAAAAAGCCTAATTGGATTTCATTAATATCAGCAGAATCAGTGTTGGCCATTTCCGTGATATACCCCTTAAAGCTAATCAAAACAAACCTCTTTTATGTTTTACTTTTATTTATATTAAGTGATACCACCAGCTCCAAATAAGGATTTTTTCTTCTCAGTAAATGCTCCTTTATCAAACACAGGACTATCATCATTAAAGTTTATGCTAGGTCGCGGAACAGTATTAGCCGCAGATTGTGCTTGACTTACGTTTGATTGAGCACTTTGCTCGAGATCATATAGTTGCATTTTAGCTCGATCAATACCAACTACAAACCGACGGTAATAACTTAANTCACCCCAACGATTTTTAAGTTGTTTGATCATAAGTTGACCAAGGCTGTCTAGTTCTTCAGTTGTGATTAAACCCAGGATGCAGTCAGCAGTATGGGTAATTCCCATACTCTCAGAAGTATTAGTGAGATCCACGTCAGAGTTGCCATAACCATCACGATTAAACTGAGAGCTAGTAATAATAGCGCAATTGTATTCCATCGCAAGACCACGTACCTCCTCTGCAATTGATTTAACTAAAGTATATGAATTAGCTGCAGCCGCGCCTTTAACTCGAGCTGACGCACAAATATTTAGGTAATCAATCATAATAATATCTGGTTTAAAGTTTTTCTTCATACGAAGTTCAGTAAGTAGATGTCTGAAATGACCAACATGAGCAGAACCAGTTGGATATTCTTTAACAACAAGTTTTCCAGTAGATTTGCCTTTGATACGTTCCATGCGTTTTGCATAAACATCACGTGGCATTTCAGAAACTTCATCAATAGTAACGTCGAGCATATTAGCATCAATACGTTCTGAGATACGTTCTTCAGCCATTTCCATAGTAATATATAAAACGTTTTTACCTTGCAACAAAGCGCNNGNNGCNGCATGNCATTTAACTANTGATTTACCACCACCGGTTGTAGCCAATAGNACNGTCATAGATTTACGNGGTAANCCACCTTTGGTAATNTTGTTNAGCAATTCAATATCAAAAGGAATTCGTTCCTCTTTCTTATGATAAAANTCNTATCGGGAATCATAATCTTCAAGGTAATCATGGCCAACACTTGTATCAAAACTAATACTAAGTGAGTCTTGTAATAGGGAAGGTAATGCGTCTTTCCCTAGCTCTTTATCAGAACCATCAACAACAAGAATAGCTTTACGAATAGCATTAAATAAATCTCTGTCTTGGCAAAACTTTTCTGTTTCTTTTACAAGCCACTCTTGGTCTGTATCATGGTCGCGTGTTAGAGTGTCGACCGTAGCCATAACATTTTTGTATGTGTCTTCGTTTAAATCTTTACGTTTATCTAAACAAAGTTTAAGAACCTCAACTGATGGAGGCTCCCTGTATTCCTCAACATATTCGGAATAAGTATTAAAGATTTTTTGAATATTAGTATCTTCAAAGTAATCGGTTTTAATATAGGGATATACTTTACGAAAATAATCCTCGTTAAAAACCAAATTAGAAATTACGGTATTTTCTATCATGTATCATTTCCAGGTTTAAGTGAACTATGGCGACCAATATAGCCGCCATAGATTTATAATATAATACTTAGTCAAATTTGTCAACAAGTTTAATCTTCATCGTCACCAATGACTTCGTCGACTTCTTCGACCGTTGGCTCGTCAGATCTCATAATATTACCTGACGCTCCAATTGCAAACGAGTTTTTAATGTAAGCGCTAAAATCTGTCTTTTCAAACATCATTAGCCAAAACTCTTTATTATCGTTAACTTCTTTAGCACGCATCAGTTTCTCAGAGATAACCTCACCGGTTTCCGGATTAACTGCTTCATACCAACCAACTTTTGGTTTACGAAGGTAACCACCTTTTTCAGCTACATCCATAAGACCGGACCATTTAACGATACCACCCTCATAGCTTACACTGATTGGAATTTTAGATTTTTCTCGTACATGACGAGATTTCTCAATATTAATAACAAAGTGATAACCTTGAATTTCAGTACCAACCTTGTCTTGTTGACGACCAATAATCCAAATAGTATCGGCTGAATAGTAAATACCTGTACCACCAGACACAACATCCTTAGGAAACAAACCAATCTCTTTGTATGTATGGTTAACTGCAATGAGNGGAATATCTTTAAGATTGAGGTGTGGTGTNACAATACGGAACAGAGACTTAAGAGCTTTTGCTCGAGACATGTCTGCTACTGATTTACCGTCAAGTGCATCTTCAACTTCTTT